CGATGGACATCTTCAAAGAAGCTGGCGTCTCGGCGCGTGCTGATTGTGGGGATCAATCCATCTTCTGCTAAGAACTTAAAGCTAAATACTACTATGAGGAGGCTCCCACTCTGGATCGATAGAATGGGAGCTGGAATCGTATCATTTACTAACTGCATCTCCGAAGCAGGACCCTACACTAGAGCAGACATCGACTACGATCGACTCTCTAAGAGCGCAGCTGGATATGATAGAGTAGTTGCTCTCGGGAACTTCCCGTCGAGCGCTCTCAAGAAGCTGAACATCGATCACTTCGTACTACCACATCCAAGCGGGCTAAATAGAAAGCTCAACGACCCTAAGTTTGAGCTAGAGCAACTCGAATTATGCAGGAACTACATACATGGCTAAGATACTCATATTCCTAACCGACGTCGGCATACAGATCATCGACGACAAGCCGACAAACAATACCGTGGAGGAGATCTGCGGTGTGTACCTAGCTCTTGAGAAGCAGGGACATGAGCCCTACATCTTAGTGAACGACGACATCTCAAGTAAGAAGTACAGGACAGTCCACCGCGACGTCGATGTTGACCAGTTCGACGAGCTTCTCATGAACAGAGAGGAACCGAACTTCTTTGGTGGTGAGATCAACAAGTACCACATCTTCACGATCAACTCCCTCTGTAAGTTCAAGGGAAGGATAAGCTACTTCTTCTGCGACCCAGAGATGGCCAAAGGTGAGTACATCAAGAAGTTCTACGAGAAGCTCTACGTATTAACTGCTAACTTGACTTACATGGGTTCTCCACCGATGACGATGGAGGACAAGCAGAAGCACTTCCCCAAGTCCATGCTAGAGGACAACATATACAAGACGAAGAAAGAGAACCTCTTCGTGCGCTCAGCGTATCCAATACGCAATCATCCAATTCACGCTAGGTTCCACGAAGTCGAGTTTATCGACTCCTGGAGAGAGCACCTATTCAATGTACGCGAGCCTTACTACAACTTCTTTGAGCCATCATTCAGCGAGCTGAAGAAGTCGGTGTGCTACATCGGGTCAAACAAGCGATCGCGCCATCGCAGACTCAATGAGCTTAACTTGTTCAACTCAAAAGCAGAGAAAGACGGGCTCATTAACTTCTATGGAAAGATCGCTAAGTTCAGGGATAACAGCAACGTCAGGGTATCTCTCGAAAACGTCTCGAAGATATACGAGGACCACATAGCATCTCTCGTCATCGGAAACGCCATGCAGAACAACACCGGAATTAATCACCGGTTCTTGCAAGGTCTCACCGTTTCTAAAGCTATGCTGATCGACCAGACAGTAGATGATAAGAAGACGTTCATGAAGAGCGACTACTTAAATCACGTCTTGTACTTTAAAGATCGGGAGGAATTCATAGATAAGTTGACATTTATTAGAGATCATGATAATTTCAATAAAGTGGTTTCTCTTCTACAAGAAGAAAAAGAGTGGATCGTCAAAGAGACGGCAGAGGACTTTATAAAGAGGGTTTCGGAATGAAAGTATATGTGACCGGCGTAGCCGGATTCTTAGGATCGCACATCGCGAAGCGAATGCATGATCTCGGCCACGAAGTCGGTGGCAACGACAGCATGGTCGGTGGCGATGAGTACAACGTGCACTCATTCGTTAAGTTCGACGCGATCGACTGCAGGGACCAAGAGGCGATGAAGCGCGCCCTCACTGGCTACGACCTACTATACCACTGCGCGGCAACAGCCCACGAGGGCCTCTCGGTATTCTCTCCATCTTTCATTACCAGCAACATCTTCGAGGCCTCAGTAGCTACGTTCTCAGCTGCAGTAGCGGCTGGCGTAAAGCGCATAGTCAACTGCACGTCGATGGCTAGGTACGGTGAGCAGCAACCTCCGTTCTCAGAGGACATGAAGCCGATGCCAGTAGATCCGTACGGCATCGCGAAAGTCGCCGCTGAGGAGGTTCTAAAAGTGATGGGCGAAGTGCACGGCATTGAGTGGAACATCGCAGTCCCCCACAACATCGTTGGTCCTAACCAGAAGTACGACGACCCGTTCCGCAACGTCATGTCGATCATGCTCAATCGAAACCTGCGCGGGCTACCATCGATCATCTACGGCGATGGTGAGCAGACGCGGTGCTTCTCATATGTAGACGACTGCATCGCGTGCTTAGAGAAGATGGGATTAGATCGCAGCATCAACCGCGAGATCATCAACATCGGCCCCGATGAGGAGTTCATAACTATCAATGAGCTGGCTAAGCTCTGCGCTAACGAGACCGGACTCAACTTACCTCCGGTCTACTACAAAGAGGGCCGGCCATGCGAAGTAAAGCACGCGGTGTGCTCGAGTGATAAAGCTCGACTGCTTCTCAAGTACGAGACGACTACGACGGTAGCTGATGCCGTTAAGCTCACCGCCGACTTCATTCGCATGCGAGGTCCTAAGGACTTCAACTACCACCTGCCAATTGAGATACAAAACGAGAAGACTCCCAAGACTTGGACCGAGAGGATGTTCTGATGAAGATAGGAATTGTTGGGTACGGCTTCGTCGGAAAAGCCGTTGACTTTGGATTTACTAACTCAGTTGAGAAGTACATAGTAGATCCAGCTTATACTTCTCTTACAGTAAACGAGATGCGAGACTTCAATCTCGATGTCATCTTCGTCTCTGTGCCGACGCCGATGGGAGATGACGGCTCAATTGACTCGAGCATCATCGAGAGCGTTCTCAATGACATCTCAAAGTACGACTACGACCCAGTCGTCATCATCAAGAGCACGGTAACTCCTGACGTTCTAAGAAAGCTCGATGCAATGTGCAACCGTCTGGTGTACAACCCAGAGTTCTTAACTGAGAGGACGGCCAAGCACGACTTTGTCAACGCTCACGCACTCGTTCTCGGAGGAAAGCAGAAAGACGTTGAGTTCTGCAAGAAGCTCTATGAGGACCACAGCATCTGCAATCCGTGTCCGGTATTCACTACCGACATCTACACCGCATCTCTGGTGAAGTACGCTATGAACTCCTTCCTAGCTACTAAGGTCCTCTTCTTCAACCAGTTCAAGCAGATCTTTGACAGCACCGACGCCAACTGCTCATGGGACTACTTCACTAAGATCCTATCAGCTGATCCCAGAATTGGAATGACTCACATGCAAGTTCCGGGTCCGGATGGTAGGGAGGGATTCGGTGGAGCTTGCTTTCCAAAAGACACCAGCGCTATACTTCACTACTCTAAAAAAATTAATGAGCCATTCACACTTTTGCAGGAAGCTATTAAGAAGAACTCAGAGATCCGTAATAAATATACTGAACTGGACGATCGCGAGAAAGCCCAGAACGTCAAATTTAACAATGAGTAAGTGATGACCTTTACACATGCATCTATCATCCCGCTTATAGGCGGTGAGACGATAGGCACTGAGCGAGCGTTCGGTGCCAGACCAGAGTACTTCCTATCATACGAGACATTCTGGCCAAATGACCGGCACATCGTTAATCACTACAACAACGAGGTGCCCTACTACGTTCTAGATAAGAACCAATCTGCTCCGAAGAAAGTTGACGTCATAGCCTCAGTGTGCCCCTGCGCCGGCCTATCTCAGATGTCTCACGGCTTCGGTGATCACAATCCAAACAACAAGTGGATGCTCGAGACCACGAAGCTAGTTCTCGGTGAGCTCAAGCCAAAAGTTTTCTGGGGTGAGAACGCTCCAGGATTTGCTGGCAAGATCGGTGAGAACATCAGGACGCAGATGTACGACATAGCCAGAGAGAACAAGTACTCAATGACTGTGTACCGCACTCGCTCGATGCTCCACGGCGTCCCTCAAGTTCGAGAGAGGTCGTTCTACTTCTTCTGGGAGGGAGATGAGACTCCCCAGCTCAGCTGGTACAATCGACCTTACAAGTCAATCGAGCAGACGATCTTAGATGCTAGGGGAAATACCCTGCAGGATCCCATCAACAAGAAGACTCCATCTCAGGACCCCTACTACCGATACATCCTCGAGGACATTCACGGTGGGATAACTCACGCTGAGTTCGCTAAGATCGTTGAGCCATCGAGAGCTAGAGGCAATGATGCGTTCTCATACATAGAGAAGATGGGTAGGAACTACGAGCAGGTCGGTGAGTGGATGGCTCGTCATGGCTATGAGAAAGAAGTAGCCGGATGCAAGAGAAAGTTCGATAAGCTGGCTACAGGAGCCAACATCATGCGCCGCGGCACGGTTATTCCTAAGGACTACATCGGTGCTTTCGTCGGTCACTACCCAACATCGCTGACTCATCCAGTCGAGGACAGGTATATCACGTACCGCGAGGGCCTATCGATCATGGGTCTCCCAGATAACTTCGAGCTTCTAGATCCAGAGAAGAGCGTCAATCACATGTGTCAGAACGTACCGGTGCAGACAGCAGAGGACATGGCCACTGAGGTCCTCGCTTATCTCAACGGGCAGAGACCGATGATCAACTCTACGTATACTTTCCAGTACAACTTCGATCACAGGATCGAGACACCCGGAGCCAAAGCTCTAACACTCGAGGAGTTCTTCTAATGTCTTTTGTTAAGTTCGGTGTTGACCAGCAGAACGCGCCAAAGTATAAGTACAAAGAAGATGTGTACATTAATCAGATCTTAGATTATATTAACAATACGTACGGTGAGCACTACTCAAAGAACAAGTTTCAGGCCACGGAGTTCATCATCGACTCCGGTCACGGCACTGGCTTCTGCGTTGGCAACGTACTCAAGTACGCCCAGCGCTACGGCCGTAAGGGCAGTCCCGATGACTGGCGTAAGGACATGATGAAGGTCATTCACTACGCAGTCATGCAGCTCTACGTACACGATGAACAGTTTGAGGACGACAAGTGAAGAAGTTCCTATCATATCTAAGACAGTCTGACATCGTCATTACACTTTTTCTGAACCCACTTAAGTGGAGGTTCTATTTAGACTATTCTACTGTAAGCGATCACGACCCTGGACTAATACTAAGCGCAGTACTAAGAGCAGGTCTCATTAAAATAACAATCATTATCGACGACGAAAGGTGGTAATACAATGGAAATTCAAATCAACATCGAGGCTCTGCAGAAGAACAAGCTCTTCGTAGCGACTCCTATGTACGGCGGCGCTTGTAACGGCATGTATGCCCGAGCAATGTGCGACCTTACTGCAATGTGCTTGAAGTACGGCATCGAGATGCGCTCGTACTTCCTATTCAATGAGTCACTTATCACTCGCGCTCGCAACTATTGTGTTGACGAATTCCTGCGTTCAGGATATACTCATCTATTATTCATCGATTCCGACATCGGCTTCAACCCTCAGGACGTACTGGCTCTATTAGCCCTGCAGACTGAAGAGTCTCCGTACGACGTAATCGGCGGTGCGTATCCTAAGAAGTGCATCACTTGGGAAAAGATCAAGATGGCAGTCGACCGCGGCGTCGCTGAAGAGAACCCAGCAAACCTCGAAGACTTCGTCGGCGACTTCGTGTTTAACCCAGTCATGGAACCGGGTGAGTCTTCTAAGAGCATCAAGCTCGACGAGCCTGCAGAAGTTCTCGAACTCGGTACCGGCTTCATGATGGTTCGTCGCGATACATTTATGAACTTCGTGAAGGAATACCCTGAGATCATGTATAAGCCTGATCACGTTCGTACAGCTGAGTTCGACGGCACTCGTCGCATCGGCCAGTACTTCCAAGCTGAGGTCGACCGCTACAACCCAGCCAAGGAATACGAGGCTATCCTTGCTCGCATCGCAAACGGTGAGACCATCGACCCGACGTCTATCAAGACTATCATGGAAGACGCTAAGGCTAAGCAGGATGCATCGTCTGAGCGCTACCTCTCTGAGGACTACTGGTTCTGTCAGCTGGTCCGCAAGATCGGCATGAAGATCTGGCTCTGCCCTTGGATGCACCTTCAGCATGCAGGCTTCTATACGTTCGGCGGCAAGCTCGCTGCACTCGCGTCTATAGGCGCGTCTGCTACTGCAGACCCTTCTCAGCTAGAAGCAATGAAGAAAAAGAAGTAATTGGAAACATACATTATGAAAATCAGTGAAAATACAATCGCAATCTTCAAGAACTTCGCCACTATCAACAAGTCGATCTTGGTGAAGCCCGGAAGCGTCCTCTCTACAATCTCAGAGATGAAGACGATCTTCGCTAAGGTGACTGTAGAGGAGACTTTTCCTTCACAGTTCGCCATCTATGAGCTCTCTAAGTTCCTCGGCGTTCTCTCGCTCTTCAGCGACCCTGAGATCGAGTTCGGCGAGAAGAACATGAAGATCAGCTCAGGCAAGCAGTCTCTGCTCTATACGTATGCAGACCCATCGATGATCGTTACTCCTCCTGAGAAGGACATCACCTTTCCTTCTCCTGACATCGAGTTCGACATCACTCAGGAAGAGCTGCAGCGAGTAGTACGCGCTACCGGCGTTCTTCAACTCCCTGAGATCACCGTGGTCGGTGACGGCAGCGTCATCCGCCTATGCGCTGACAACTCAAAGAACCCATCGGCCGATACCTTCATGGTAGACGTCGGTACGACTGACAAGTCGTTCAACATGGTGTTCAAGGCTGAGAACATCATGAAGCTGATCTCGACTGGATACAACGTCAAGATCTCTTCAAAGGGTCTCGCACTCTTTACGTCGAGTACAATTAACTACTACGTGCCTACTGAGTCCAACAGCACTTTCAACAACTAAGGTGATATAATGGTTCGTGATGAATTCTTGTGGGTGGAGAAGTATCGCCCAAAGACTATAAGTGACTGCGTGCTTCCTGAAGAACTAAAGAGTACCTTTCAGAAGTTCGTGGACATGAAGGAGATCCCGAACCTCCTCTTGACTGGTGGCCCCGGCGTCGGTAAGACGACGGTGGCCCGAGCCATGCTCGAGCAGGTCGGTGCAGACTACATCGTAATCAACGGGAGTATGAATGGAAACATCGACACGCTTCGCAACGATATACAGCAGTTCGCCTCAAGCGTCTCTCTCACTGGTGGACGCAAATACGTCATCCTCGATGAGGCTGACTACCTTAATGCCAATTCCACCCAGCCCGCACTTAGAAACTTCATGGAAGAGTATTCTAGGAACTGCGGATTTATCCTTACCTGTAACTTCAAGAACAGAATTATCGAACCACTACATTCTCGGTGCTCTGTCGTAGAGTTCAAGATCCCTAAGAGCTCTCTTCCGCTTCTCGCCGGTGAGTTCTTCAAGCGCACTCTAAAGATCCTCAACTCAGAGGGAATCGGATATGATAAAGCTACTATTGCTGAGCTTATTCAGCGTCACGTGCCTGATTGGCGTCGGGTACTTAATGAACTACAGAGATACTCCGTAAACGGTCACATCGATACCGGCATCTTCGCCAACCTCGGCGAGGATAACTTCCGCAACCTCATCGGTCTCTTGAAAGAAAAGAAGTTCACTGAGATGCGTAAGTGGGTCGGTGAGAACTCTGACATGGACTCTACCTCGATGTTTCGTAAGTTCTACGATACGGCACACGAGTACATGAAGGCTGGGTCTATTGCAGACCTCGTAATCCTGCTTGCTCGCTACCAGTATCAGGCAGCGTTCGTCGCCGACCAAGAAGTCAACCTTGCAGCCTTCTTGACTGAGGTCATGATGACAGTGGAGTTCAAATGAACCCTTTTGACTTTGTCACTGCAATCAATACCACGAAGAAAGACTTGATCCGCGACTCAGACAACCCTGTGCTCGCGGAGAAGTCTTACAACCCGTTCCTTACAAACAAGGCTCTCTCCTACTTTCCTGAGACGATATACCACGCAAACGAGATGAACGTTAACCATTTGCTAGAAAATCGACTGCAAAACGACTATTTTATAAATATAGTCAGAAAAGGAAAGAGGTTCTCAAAGTGGGCTAAGCACGTTGAGGATCCCGACGTTCAATGTGTACAGGAATACTACAAGATAAATTATGCGAGAGCGCTGGAGTTATCTAAGATCCTTACTAAAGAGCAGATCGACCTTATAAGAACAAGAATAATAAAAGGCGGTACTGATGTTCAATCTAAGTCAACTGGTGGAAGTTCGTCTTAGAAGCTCTGAAGATTTTCTAAAAGTTAAAGAGACACTGTCTCGCATAGGGCTAGCTTCCAAAAAAGACAATACGCTGTATCAATCTTGCCACATCCTGCACAAGCAGGGTAGGTACTACATCGTGCACTTCAAAGAGCTCTTTATGCTCGATGGAAAGCAGGCAGACTTCTCTGAGAGCGACGTTGCTAGAAGAAACAAGATAGTGCTGCTGCTGGACGAGTGGAACCTCGTAGAGATTGTCGACAAGGATCAGGTCAAAGATCCAATAGCACCTATCAATCAAGTCAAGATCATTCCTTATAAAGAGAAGTCTCAGTGGAACCTAGTGACGAAGTACACGATCGGCAACAGGTACTGAGGTACCGCTCCGTATTCATCTCCGACGTGCACCTCGGTACCAAAATGAGCCGTGCCGACTTTCTCTTAGAATTCTTCAAGACATTCGAGTGTGATAACCTATACCTAGTCGGCGATATAGTCGACGGCTGGGCGCTCAACTCTGGCTTCTACTGGCCGCAGGACCACAACGACGTCATACAGAAGATCCTGAGAAGGGCTCGCAAGGGTACTCGAGTAGTCTACCTTCCGGGTAACCACGATGAGTTCTTGAGGTCGTTCGGCGACCACGAGTTCGGCAACATCTCACTTACCGATACTATAGTGCACTTAGGTCCGGACGGCAAGAAGTACATAGTAATGCACGGCGACCAGTTTGACGTCGTGATTAACAAGATGAAGTGGCTAGCACATCTCGGTAGTTGGGCATATGACTTTCTCATCTATATCAATGTAGCCGTAGTCAAGATCAGGAACCTGCTCAATCTACCTCACTGGTCGCTATCAGCGTGGGCCAAGTACAAGGTAAAGAAAGCAGTGAACTTTATAAGTCAGTATGAAGAGAATCTCAGTAATTATGCAGTATCTAAGGGCGTACAAGGCATTGTTTGTGGTCATATCCACCATCCTAACCTTAGAGATATCTCGGGGACTACTTACATTAACTGCGGCGACTGGGTCGAGACTTGCTCGGCTGTGGTCGAGCATCTGGACGGTCGGTTCGAGGTCGTGATGTGGGGAAAAGCTTAATCTTTTCAATGGCTTATTTTTCTGTTGACATTTTTTCAAAAAAAGACTATATTAATAATATAAGCAATGGAGAGATACAAATGATTCTTCTGGAAGTTTGGCCTAAGGGTTACGCAGACTTTGGTGGTACGGTAACAGTTCGCTTGCCAGATGGCTGCAATGATGCAGATATCCAGGATGCTGTTCGTCGTGTTAGCCCATGGGCTAGCCTATCTTCTGTTCGTCGTCCTCAGAAGGTTGATCCTTTCTTGGCTAGCTTGACACCTTCCCAACTCAACGATTATGCCAATGCTTTTAATGGAGATAACAGCTAAAATAACTGTTGACCTTTTTTAATAAAACCGCTATATTAATAATATAAGCAATGGAGATTGATATGAGAAAGATCGCAATAGCGCTAGCAGCAACGATGGCGATGACATCGGTAGCCTCAGCCCATGGATGGGAACAGCGTCGCTTCGAGCAGCGCAACTACTACAACCGTGGCGGTGACGCTGGAGCAGCACTCTTCGGCGGACTCATCGGCGGCATGATCCTCGGCGGCATCATGGCTAACCAGCAGCGTACCTACATTCAAGAGCCTTCGATCTACGATCGCCAGTGTCAGATAGTATTCATGGGTCGTCAGTGGAATGGATACGCTTGGGTAGAACAGTATCAAAGAATATGCAACTGAAGCCCTTCTCAGAGTTCATATCAGAGTCATCTACACTGCACGTGTTCGACGTGGACGATACGCTAGTCCACTCGAACGCGAAGGTGCACGTAAAGGACCCACACGGGCATACTGTCCAGAAGCTGACTACGTCTGAGTACAACAGCCATAGGCTTCCACCCGGACACCACTACGACTATCATGAGTTCAAGAGCTCTCGCGTGTTTAGTAAGTCAAAGCCGATCCATCGCATGATCAACACGATCAATGCTACTTCTGCGACTAGGAAGAAGAACCCAAAGAACAGGGTCATCATCAACACGGCTCGAGCAGACTTCGATGACAAGCACAGGTTCTTAAATACTCTCACTGCGCATGGCATTCATAACATGCACGACATCCATGTGCATCGAGCTGGAAACATTCCGGGTAACGAGAAGCCGGCTAACAAGAAGCTTACATTCATTAGACAGCACCTCGCAAATCATCCCTACACTCACGTTAGGATGTATGATGACAGCCACGAGAACTTGGATGCTTTCTTAGGACTCAAGAGAGAATACCCACACACTCAGTTCCATGCGTATCACGTCAGACCAGACGGATCAATGAAGAGGTACACCGCTTAGACATGTTAACAGTGAATCAAGAGTGGGACCCACTCAAGGTATGCGTGGTAGGAAGAAGCTACCCACCTGAGTTCTTTAGCTTTATGAAGAACCGTAGGCTTCGCAATCTGTTTGAGCAGATTGCGATAGAGGTGGAAGAAGACAAGCAGAAACTAATCTCCATCTTAAAGACGTTTAACATAGACGTATTGCGCCCTAGGGTGCCGCTAGTAGATACAGAAAAGTATATATCAAAGGGTATAAGCATACCACCTGCAGTCTCCGCTGTACCTAGAGACCAGATAATAATGATAGGAGATAAGTTCTTTTCATTTCCACCCGATCAGATTGTTATAAAGCAGAATAGACAGTGTGCTATAAAGCTAAGTCTTGAAGACATCAAAAAAGAAAACTTAAGTTCGTGCTTTGATAATGTATTTGACTATGTTGAGTCAAACGGAAATAAGATAATTCGAGGTGAGAGCGATGATGTTTTAAGCCTAATTAGGCTAAACGGTATATGGAGAACTGGCAAAGATATACTCTTTGGATCGAGCAAGAAGCTTACCGACTTTGAGATGATAGACGCTGTAGACTACGTGTGGGAGAACTGGCTTAGAGACTACAGCGTCATTCCTGTAACGAGTGGTGGTCATACAGATGGCTGCTTTAATCCAGTAAAGCCGGGTCTTATATTCTCAGTCTATAGCCCAGACACTTATAGTAAGACGTTCCCCGGATGGGAAGTCATCTACTTCAAGAACAGCAGACTAAATTCAATGAATGATTTTCTTGCTTCAAAGAAGAAGAACCATGGAAAGTGGTACATGCCTAGAGCTCAGGACGATGACGAGCTCGTAGAGTACGTAGAGAAGTGGATGAATGACTGGTCTAAGCATATCAGAGAAAACATATTTGATGTCAATATTTTGACAATAGATGAGAAGAACGTCATAGTTTCTTCTTATAACAAGCAGGCTTTTGATGCCTTTGAGAAGCATGGCATAGTGCCACACATATCACCCCTGAGACACAGATTCTTTTTTGATGGTGGAATCCACTGCAATACCACGGAGCTTCACAGGGGAGGCTCCCTACCCCGATTGTGACAGAAAAAACTCAATCTTTTCAACGGCACTTTTTTTGTTAAAAGTGCTGTTTTTTTGTGTACTTTTTTATCAAAAAAGCTTATATTAATAATATAACCAATGGAGATACAAAATGACATTCATCAAAATCGACCTCCCCACCACCACCGACCTCTTCGACTTCCTCGACTTCTTA